CGGGCGCTGCCGAGTAGTGCATATCGTGATCCAGCAAACCAGGTTGAGTTCGAGCGGGCCAAGAAAATCAAGCGAGTCAAGAAAAACAAGGGGAGATGATGCGGCGTGTGCAAAAATCAGTAATAACGATCGATCCTGTCATTAAGCCGGACGGGCTAGCCTACTGCCTCGATTGCTGGAAAGTCTGGATGCTGTCCGATGACCGCGATCTTAGCGCCTCGCGCATGAAGCTACACGGCGGCCAGGACGATGACCCAATCGGCTATGAAAGCAATCCATACGACGATCAGCGCAAAGCCGACGCCAAGATTGGCGAAGCGACCAATACCGCCATTGAGGACATGAAGGCGTGCTGGCGCTGGGCGATCTATAAAAAATGCAGCATCGCGACGGTATGGAATTTCCCGCGCATGTCGTTTATGGATGTACTGGCCGACGCGGAAGTTGATCTTGAAAAAAAGTTGAAAATAAATATTGCAACGGCTACGATTTTCTGATAACTTGGCGGCACTGGGTGGATTCGTTCGCCCTGAATTTCGCCACTTTGCAGATAGCTCTGGGCGAACAGCAAGCCTCACACCTTCATTGGTCTGGGGCTTTTTTCGTTACGAAGTGAGTTGTGCTATCAACCGTCAAAGGTGGAGCTTGGTCCTACCGCGACGCAGTATTCCAAGAAAGGATTGCCCGGCAGTCCGAGGAAGCCAACCAGGGAGATTGTAGGTGCTATACCGATATGGGATTTCCCATATCGAAAGCCGAATGCCTCACGAAAAGAGGCTCTTCACGCATGAATTCTGGTTGTAAGTTGCGGTACTTCCGCTCGCATTAAATATCAATAATGTTGCCAGAGTTCAGTCGTGAGGGTGACAGCGCCAATCGAACCAACCATGCACCAGGCGGATCCAGAACAAACCCCGCAAGGGGCGCAGGAGCGCGTGCATTGCCGCATTGATGTGGCTCTATAGATTGGCCCGCCACGTGGGTCGCCGTTAGCCGGTTAAGGCAGGCGAGAGTGGATTCCCTCTTCAATTCAAGTGTCTCTTTGCCCGCCCTGTGCGGGCTTTTTTATTTGGGGGTAGCCATGTCACTGCTCGCGCTCTCGATGATCTGGTTTGGCATGTTCGGCTGCATGTTCTGGCATCGAGGCTAATCTATGGCGATTACTGGACAACAGATTGGCAGCATCTTAACCAAGGCCCTCGACTTGCCGAAGTACACCGTGTCGTTTGAGTTGCGATGCAAGGTCGATGAGATCGTCACCGTCGCATGCGAGTATTACCCAGAAGGTTCGGCGCTCTGCATCGCACTTGAAACCGTATTCGCTGAATATGATCTGGTAAGACGGGAAGCACCCAAGCAAGTGGAGCAACAACTATTTCACTTTGACGACTGGATGCGGGCACGCACCAATGCGGCACATGCAGCGTTTAAGGCACGATTGGGCCGGACTGCGTGATGAAGACGGCTGCCATGGAAATCTCGGTTGCGTGGTGGCCCCCGCTTTATCTGCGTTCGCTTGCGCTCTTCTGCGTTCTCACCGGATGCTCAGTTGATGAGGCCAAGGTTACGCAATGGGCAATGCGTGCGGTGCGTGTCAAGGTCGTGATGTGATCGCAGTCGGTCCCTATTCGAAAGGCGCGCCATGTCGCAGTCCGATCAGGTAATCGAATCGATGGTGCGCAGCGTAATGGCGCTTGGCGCAACCGTTGAATACGCTGAAAAGTTCCGCGAAACCTTGTATGCACTGACCAAACTGAGTGTCGCTGAGCACGCGCATGACGTGGCCGCGGCCGCAGGCAAGATCAAACATTAACCGCATGACGCCAGCGCGCTCCAGTGGCGGGTAACGGGCGCACCGAGGACGAACAAAAGCTGATTCCTCCCCGCTTCGGCGGTTTCATTCAGCGCGGGCCGAGGACACTAAAAACAGGAATACACCATGGGGCGACCAATAAAATTGACGCCGAAGCAACGACGATTTGTCGATGAGTATCTGATTGACCTCAACGCCACGCAAGCGGCGGTCCGGGCCGGGTATAGCGCGAAGACCGCCAACGAACAGGCGGCGCGCTTGTTAGTCAATGTTAGTGTCCAAGTCGCAATTGTCGAAGCTATGGAGACTCGATCGACGCGCACCGAGATCAGCCAAGATGACGTCCTCCGTAAGTGGTGGGAGTTGGCCAATGTCGACGTGAACGAACTTGTTCAGTACCGGCGCGACAACTGTCGCTACTGCTGGGGTGTTGGCCATCAATACCAATGGACGGAGAGTGAATTCGAGCTTGCGCATCGCGAGGCGGAAAAGAAAGGGGCGGACGGTCCGGATGAATCTGGAGGATTTGGATTCCAGCCTGATCGTGCGCCAAATCAAGAGTGTCCGAAGTGCGCTGGCGAGGGGCATGGTCGTGTTCATGTGCAGGATACGCGCAAGCTGAAAGGCGCGGCTAGGCGTTTGTATGCCGGCGTGCACCAGGGCAAGGATGGGCTAAAGGTCTTATTGGAGGACCGCAGCAAGGCGATGGAGAACGTCGCTCGGCATCTCGGCATGTTCAACGACAAGTTGTCCGTGACGCTTCCGGCTGGCGTTCATGTGAAGCACTCCACGATGGACCAAGTGCAGCTGCGAGAGGTGTTGAAGGGGATTATCGACGAGGTTTGAGGATGCGCCAGTTCAGCGAGATAGAACGGGTCGCCGCCGTAACGGCCGCCCAGTCCGACCTGTATTTCTTCAGTCGATGGATGTTCTTGGGGCGCAAAAAGTACAAATGGATGCGTGCTAAGCAGCACAAGATCATCTGCGATGCCTTGATGCGCGTTTATCGCGGCGAGTGCAAGCGATTGATCATCAATATTCCACCAAGGTATTCGAAGACAGAGTTGGCGGTTATTAATTTCATTGCTTGGGCGATGGGTCAGAACCCTGATTCGGAATTTATACACACCTGTTATTCCGGGGCGCTAGCGTCAAACAACTCGGGTCAGATCCGGGAAATACTCAAGAGCGCCGAATACCGTGAGGTGTTTCCTAGTGTGCATCTACGGGACGACTCACAGGCAAAGAATGAATGGCGCACGCGTGACGGTGGCGTGATGTATGCGGTCGGTGCTGGTGGCACGATTACCGGATTTGGCGCCGGGAAGGTGCGCGAAGGGTTTGGAGGCGCGATCATCATTGACGATCCGCATAAAGCCGACGAGGCCCGGTCTGATGTTGTTCGTAACGGCGTGATTGAGTGGTTCCAAAATACGCTCGAATCGCGCTGCAACAGTCCGCACACGCCGATCATCGTTATCATGCAGCGCCTGCATGAGCGAGACCTGTCTGGTTGGCTAGCCGAAGGTGGCAACGGCGAAGAGTGGGAAGTAGTCAAGCTCAAAGCGCTGCAGGATGACGGCACGGCGCTTTGGCCAGAAAAACATACGGTCGAGCGCCTTCGTCAGATGGAGCGGTCGAACCCGTACACGTTCGCGGGTCAGTACCAGCAGGAACCATCTCCCGGTGAAGGTAACGTTTTCCGGCCCGGCAATATCACCATCGTAAACGGAATACCGGCCGGTACGCGAATGCTTCGTGGTTGGGACTTGGCCGCCAGTGTGCCGCAGGCCGGAAGTGATCCAGATTGGACGGTTGGCGGAAAACTAGGCATTACGCTAGATGGGCGGTTCATCATCGCCGACATTGTTCGGTTCCGTGGACTGCCGCATGAGGTCGAATCCACCATTAAAAATACAGCCGACCGAGATGGCACAGAGGCCAAGATCAGCATTCCGCAGGATCCTGGGCAGGCCGGCAAGTCGCAGGTTGCTGCCTTCGTCCGGCTGTTGACAGGCTACAGCGTATCGACATCGGTTGAGACAGGCGATAAGGTGACGCGGGCCGAACCGTTCGCCGCTCAGGTTAATGTCGGCAACGTGATGATGCTGCGCGCGCCTTGGAACGATGAGGTGATTAACGAAATGCGTGTATTCCCCAACGGTGCCCACGACGACATAGAGGATGCTCTGTCCAGGGCTTTCAATGAACTTGCAGGCGCAACGCAGTGGGCGTTCTAGCCCGAAGGTAAAAATGACGCCAACTCAACGCAAACCCTCGCTGATACAACGAGTAGGCGAATGGGCAGGGTTGCAAGTTGCGCGCGCCATCTGGGCG